GTTTGCAGGAGCGTGAGCAGCTTGAGAATGTGTGTAAGCTGTATTCCAGTTTGAAGAGTTGTTTGTCGTTATGCTATACACACCTGATCCATCTGTTGTCATTAAACCAGCAGATGTAAAATCATCGTCATATAAAATATCATCAGCAGCTGTAACACTACCAAAAGATATAACTTCTATATCAGAAGTGTTGGGTGGTGCAGAACTAAAAGTAAGTGTAGCCCCATTCAAAGAATAGTTATCTTTATGTTGGTATACACCTTCTATATATACTTGTGTTTTGTTTTCGTTGTCTAGACTATTTGCTAATGTGAAAGCAGTTGTGCTGCCATCACCAGTAAAACCGTCTTGGTAAATTATACTTGCCGAAGTAGTGGTATTTATCCAATTAACACCAGATCCAGTTGATGACAATACTTGCCCACTGTTTCCTATGTCTCCACTAGAATCATATACTCCCGCGGCTATTTTTATATCGGTTAAAAACTTTTTAGCCATGTATTTTATTTAAATTATCCTATTTTGCTAACAAGAACTCTCATGTCAGTTGATGCTGGTGCCGAGGCAAAACTAATTGTAACTTGATTAACTGTATTTCTTGTAACGTCTGCAAAAACAGTTTCGTTGTTTGTTAGATCATATATCTGTACAATAACATCTTTAGTATTAAAACTGTGTGTTAATGCAAAAGATGTTGCAGATCCATCACCTATAGTGAATGCTTTTGTACTGTTTTCTACTACTTGTATTTTCTTATATGTTGAACCATCTTCAGTTATTTGCCATATATTATTAGCTTCATTCCATCTTAATGCAACATTAGTTTCATCTCCTCTTTCTACTTCTATACCCGCGTTTTCAGTAGCTGTAGAACCAGTAAAATTACTATTTAAAGTAATTATATTATCAGCTAAATTAATTGTTTCTGAATTTACAGTAGTTGTCGTTCCTGATACCGTTAAGTCTCCTGTTACTACAAGGTCATTACCTATTGTAACATCATCGGGTAAACCTATAGTTACTTTATTATTAGAAACTAATGTTGTTACTTCATTAGCAGTTCCTTGAAAAACTAATGTATCACTTCCTACAGATACTACATCTGTATTAGGTGTTCCCTCAGCATCACTTATAGTTAAGTCTGTGCTTATTGATGCGGTTTGAATAGCAGTAATTTGCCCTTGTGCATTTACCGTAAAAGATGGTATTGCTGTTGAAGAACCATAAGAACCAGCTTCATTTGTACCACTGGGACTACCTGATCCATTTGCTGCTAACGTAGGTGTTATCGCAATGTCATTTGCATTTGCTGTAATACCAGTTCCACCTATAACATTCAGTGTTACAGCTCCGTTTGTTCCACCACCAGTTAAACCGGTTCCAGCGGTTATACCTGTTATATCACCAGTTAGATCTATCCAGTTTGAACCATCTGAAACAAAAAGCTTGCTAGTTCCAGTATTAAAATATACTTGACCAGCTGATGGGCTTGAAGGAGCAGAACTATTTGGATGAAGTGTAGCATTTTGTAATTGATTATTTGCTAAATCAATATTACTTAAATATTTTGCCATAGTTTTATTTTAGTTTAAATATGCAGTACCTGAAGTGTCTGCACTAAATGTTATTGTTAAATTACTTAAAGAAGTGTATTGTACATCACCATAAACAAGATTATTACCAGTGTCTACAACACTTACACTTGGATATTTATTTAATGAATGATTTATATTCCAAACAGTTTGAGCTGATATTTGTTTAACAGCTGTTTTATCAGAATTTTGAAACATTGCAGTCATATTAGCTTGATCGCCACCTGTTAAAGTACCATTGCTAGCTAACGCGTCTACAGTTAGTTGTATTACATCGTTTGTTAAAAAATTAATCGTTTGAACTCTATAAACTCCAAAACTTAATGTATCACTAGAATTATATATAGTTAAAACACCATCTTTAGATCTTATTTCCTCTAAATATGTTTGAATGTTACCATTTTCAGCATTTATTTTATTTAAATAAACTGTAGTTACACCTGAAAAAGGTGTATTTGTAGTACTATTATTATTGAAAGAAATTAATCCTTGACCTAAATTAGAGTAACTTTGATTTTGATCATATTTATAAACAAATATATTACCTAATATATTAGATTGTTTTGCTAAATAATTATTTATTGTTTCAATTGAAAAGTTTCTAGTAGCTTTTGACGTAAAATCAGTTCCTAATAAAGAATCGTCTTTTATTATTTCGTTGTCTTGTGTGTATTTACTTATTCTTGCCATTAACTTGGTTTTTGTGGATATGTTATATTGTTTATATCTACAGTTGAAGGTAGATCCCTTAACTGTTGTCTATATGTTGACCATTCTTGTTTTTTATCATTACTTAATGGTGAATCTAAAAATTGTGTCCAATCACATGATTTTAATAAATTATTTCTTTCAGATCTCAATATAGCGTATTTTTTGTTGTTTATTTCGGTTTCTGTAAAAGGAATTTCAGTATGTGTACCATCTACAACTCTACACCTAACGCTATTTGCTTTTTGCCATTGTTCTTCTGTTAATACAATATTAGGCGTAGGTATGTCTTCACCGTGTATTTCTTCTGTATAAAAACCTGTATAATCACCGTTTTCATCGTATGTTGCATAATAATTCATAAATTATATTTTAATCACCAAAAGCTATCCACCAAAAATCATTAGGACTATCTGTTACAGCAACAAAGTTGTTTTTATTTACACTGTAAGCATAGTTTGCACCATCACCAGATCTACTGTTTCTATTACACGTAACACTAACAGAATTACATCTTGTTGGAAAAGCTGTTGGAAAAGTTACAGTAACATCTTCAACGCTACCAGTTTGATAGCCCCATTTCATAAAAGTACCAGACGGTAATTTTTGAGAATGTTTTTGATAAGTTGTACTACTCGTACTACTTGTACTTGCTGTTTTTGCAAAATCCCAAGATTGACCATCAACCTCTAAACCACCTTTAACTTCTACATAATCGCCTGTTATGTCTGTTCTATCTATTTTAAAGTAGTATGCTGAACTACTAGCAACCTGTATTCCTTGGTCTGTAATTTCTGTTTGATTCGCTGTTTTCGCAAAAGCTACATTTGTATTATCTATATCAAAAGTGCTACCAGGAAAAATAACATAACCAGAACTTAAAAAACCAACTCTTTTCCAATAAAATCTTAAATACAAGTTATCAGATGATCCAGTTACGTTAAAAGTAAAATTAACAGTTCTTTGTGTAAAACTTAAATCTGATCCAGCACCACCATCAGAAGCACTGTTTAAAAACTTGTCTGCTATTATTTCTGTAAATGATGTGTTTGTAGATATTTGAACTCTTAATTCTATATATATTAAACCAGAAAAATTAGCGCTTGTAGATGCAAAAGCATTTAAAGCATTTGTTGTTATACTTCCTGTATATGTACCAGTTCTGTCACCAGTACCAAAACTAGCTTGTTTATATAATGTACCAGATGTTTTAAATAAAGAATCCGTTATATTACCTATTGTAGTATAATTTGAAGACCAACAAGAAAATTGCAAGTGATTCATTGTATTAAATGTTGCAGTAACTAAAGCAGTTAATGCAGATAAATTACCTTGTCTAACCTGTAATTTAGGTGTACCACTAGAATCATTTATTATTAAACCTTGATCTGGATCTAATTCCACTCTATCAGAAGAAGATTTTATTTTATCTGTATTTATTGTCCAACCACCTATATTACCAGAACCAGCACTAAGTTCACCAGAGAAACTTCCGGTAACACCATTAAGTGGAACATTTAGTTTTAGTTGATTATTATCTAATACAAATGGTGTTGCTGTAGTTGTGCTAGATTTTATAATAAATTTATCTGTTTGGAAAGTTACTGATGATACATCTGTTGTTGTTCCATTAGCAGCTAATATAGACATACCCGTTACTACATTTCCAGCTGTAGCTTGTAATGAATACCTAGATTCTGCAAAACCTTCTACAGTAGATATACTACTCGTGTTAGCTATAATATCTGCTCTCAGCCCAGAGTTATCATCACCACCTACTAGTGCGCTAAGGGTTGTAACCGAAGATGCTGAAGCAAAATCAGAATTAGTTGTAGTTGTAAAAACATCATTAGCAAAAGCTTCACTAACACTAACAGCAGTAAAAGTTCCATCAGCATTATTGTATCCTGTGAAAAAGTTTGATGCTAAACTATCTATTTTAGTTGCACTAGCAGACTCGGCATCTGATTGTGCTGTGTTTATAACTGTATTTAAAGTATCCGCAACACCGGTTATTTCATTGCTTGCATTAAATGAGAATTGTGTTTTTAATTCTGTTACATCCGATGCTGAAGCTAGACTTGCGTTTGTTATTGCATCTCCAGCGTGTGTAGTTACTGCTGTTGATAAAGCACCTGTTATATCATCAACATCATTGTTAGAATCGAAACTAAACACTGCTTCTAATTTATCTAAAGAATTAGCTGTAGCTTGGACAGCACTTGATGCCGCGTTATTTATAGATGTATTTAATGCGCCGGCCACACCGCTAACATCGTCGTTTGTATCAAAAGTAAAAACAGCTTCTAACTTAGTGACATCTGATGCTGTAGCACTTATATTAGTTGCATTAGTACTTATATCATCGACGGCATCGGATAAACCCTGAACAGTGGTACCTGTTCTAGGATCTACTGTTAACGTCCAAACATTAGGTGTTCCAGAAACAAGTATATATGGTTTGTTGTCATCATTTGCATCATACCAAACTGAACTAACTGGCTCTGTAACGGCAGGTGCTGAATTTTGCCTAAAAATTTTAGGTTTCAAGCCTATGGCTGTTGTGTTATCAGCTATAGCAGTTGCATTAGTTGATGCGGCTGAAGTATTTACAGCTATTCCACCGTCTTGAGTAGCAACCCATGTGTTTGTTCCACTAACATCTTTCAACATGTAAAGTTTGTTACCGTCATTTGTATCGTACCATAATGAGTTTAATGGTACTGTTATAGCTGGAGCATCATCTTGTCTAAATATTAATGGTATAGAGTCTTGTGCTGTTTTATTACTAGTTACTGTTGATGATAAGCTAGTTATTGATGCGGCATTAGCTGTATTCGCTGTTGAGTTTGCTGTAATAGCTGTTTCCGCATTACTTATAGATTGTGTGTTAGCTGCTATTCTACCATCAAATGTTGCTGTCCAAACTTTTGGAGTGCCTGCAACTAATATATATATCTTATTATCATCATTACTATCAAACCATATTGAACCAGTTGGGTTATCAGCGGATGGCTCTGCATTTTGTCTAAATGTTAAAGGTTTATTATTTACAGCTGTTGTTAATGTAGTTACGTCACTTGATGTTGCGAAATCAGTATTAGTAGTTGTTGTAAATATATCGTTAGCAAAAGCTTCAGTTAATGTACCAGCTCCTGTTGCATTATTATAATTTGTAAAAAATTTAGCTCCTAAAGTATCAACTTTTGCCGCGGAAGCAGATTCTGCATCACTTCTTGCTGTGTCTATAGCTGTGTTTAGTGATTCTGAGCCATTTACACCTGTTATATTGTCACCAGTATATGTAAATTGAGACTGAAGTTCAGTAACTTTTGATGCTTCAGAAGAAATAGCAGTAGAATTAGTTGTAATAGCTGTGTTTGCTGTTGCTAAAGAGCTAATATTTGTAGCTATTCTTCCATCTGTAGATTCTGTCCACACATTTGGTGTTCCTGTTACTAAAACATAAACTTTATTATCATCATTTGTGTCAAACCATATGGATCCAACCGCCTCTGTTACATCTGGAGCGTCATCTTGCCTAAAAATATCCGGTTTTAAGTTAAGATTTGATGTTAATGTTGTTACTGAGGCTGCTGAAGCCAGAGCAGCATTTGAAATTGCGGCATTTGCACTAGTATTTACAGCTGTAGCAAGACCTCCGCCTGGTGTCATTCCATCAACATCACCATTACTATCAAAACTGAACACGGTTTCAAGTTTATCTAAGTCACTAGCAACTGCTCCAGCAGCGGAAGTAGCTGTGCTACTAACACTTGTTGATAAAGCACCAGCAATTCCAGTAATATCTGTGCCTGAAAACGTAAATTGTGACTCTAATTCTGTTATTTTTGTTGCTCCTGATGATATATTTGTTGCATTTGTGCTTATTTCATTGTTTGCAGTGGCTATAGACGTCACCGCGACACCAATTCTTGAATCATCTGTTAAAATCCAAGCTGTTCCATTAAATATATATAGTTTATTTTCATCATTTGTATCATACCAAAGCGAATTAGCTGGCATATTACTTGTTGGTGGCTCATCATCTTGTTTAAAAACTCTAGGTCTTAATGCTAAACTACTAACATTGTCACTTATACTAGTGGCATTAGCCGCTATACTAGCATCAACTGTAGATGTCCATGTATTTGTTCCGTTTGTATCTTTTAATATATATAATTTATTGCCATCATTAGTGTCATACCACAAAGAATTTAAAGGAGATGATGTAGAAGGTGCGTCGTCTTGTCTAAAAATTAATGGTAATAAGTCTTGAGAAGCTTTATTTGTTGTAACTATACTTGTTAAATTGGTAAGTTGTGACGCCGAGGCATAATCTGTAGATGCCGATGTGTTTAATATTGAATCAGCAAATGACTGAGATAGTGTCGTGAGGTTTCCATCATCATCAAATGTTCCAAAAGTAGAAGCTAGATTAACAGCATATGTAGCTGTAGCAGATATACTATCAGCATTTGTAGATATACTAACATTAGCTGTAGCTAGTGCATTAGTATTTGTAGTAATACTAGAAGACATGCTATTTAAATTATAATTAACCTCTCCGATTGTAAAAGTGTTGTTAAGGTAATTAGATAACTCGTCTAACGTTATATTGTTTGTTATGTATATTGAACCATATTGACCTTCGCCCTCGTAAGAGGAGATCACTAACTGATCCTCTGCCCTTAATAGTTCGTCTCTATTGTAACTGCTTATTCTGGCCATTATTTTGTGTTATATTTTTTTGTACCCTTACCGTGTCCACTTCTATTTTTCTTTCTAGATATGAATTTTTTTGCATTGTGATCATAATCTAGCCCATCTAAGTTTCTACCCTTTTTCTTAGCAGCTCGTCTAAGTCTTTGGTTCTCGGCCTTCATTCTTCTTCTACGAGGAGTTTTTGCTGTAGCCAAATCTCGTTTAGCTTTAGCCAGTCTTGCTTTCTTACTAAGTTTCTGTTTTGCCATAACCCTTATATCACCTATTTTTAGGAGGTTTTAAACATAGGGGTTTTGTATAATACCTATACTTTACGGTACAGCTATCAATACCAAAACGACTTGTAAAAGGCCCACGGGCCGTTGTTTACCTCCATTTTGTCTAGAACTTTTAGCTTTTGCCTAGGGCTTGTTATTAGTCCTTATGCTATACACAGACGAGTCACGAGCAGAGTAGAGCAGACGAGTCACGAGTATATTTATATAATATATATAACTAATAAATAAATCTAAATAAATAATTATGAAAAAAGAATCAAGTAATCCAAGTGTTAAACAAACTAAACTAACTACTAAAAGGTTTGTGATCAGAAAGAATCTAATCGGTAAGAATGTGACGATTGAATTCAAAACAAAAGAAGGTAAGACATTCAAGTATAACCATGACAAAGTATATACTAGTAACAAGAAAAGGTTTGAAGGTATGAACTGTTTCAAGAAGTATAAGTCATATACTGCAACAAACAATGTACCAACATTCGCAAGAGACTTCCTACTGTAGGGAGTTTCTTCTTGGTAAAGCGAAGCAAAGGGGAGTGTAATGCTCCTCTTTGTGTGTATAGCACAGACAGGTCACGAGCGAAGAATAACAGACACAATACGAGCAAGTGACTATAATATAAATGTAACTAATAAATACTAAATATATATACTATGAAAAATTCTATTATTAAAACAAAAAGATTTGTAATCAGAAAATCTTTACTTGGCAAGAACTCAATTATTCAATTTACTAACAAAGAAGGTAAGTCTTTCAAGTACAATCATGATGAAGTGTACAAAGTAAACAAAAAGCATTTTGATTCTATGAAGTGTTTTGAAAAGTACAAATCATACACTGCTACTAATAACATGCCAACCTTTGCTCGAGATCTAGTAATCAAATAGCAATAGTAACTGTACTGCTCCGCTTTGCGGAGTATGTATAGCAAAATGGCAGAGCGAAGCAAAGAATAGTGTGACACTAGCCACTAATATACCTTATTATACTGCCTTATGTCACCTTTTTTCAATAATCTCACACCTTGAGGCGGAGCTTTATACCTCCTAATACCTCTACTACACTTAAATAAACAATCCACCTTTGCAGACATAATACACAAGTAATTATATAATATATATAACTAATCTTAATTAACATACTATGATAATAAAAAAATCCAGTAAATCCAAAAAACCATTCATTAAATTCAACCATACTCGTCACTTTGGTTTCCAAATTGGTAAGTTACCAAAAAGACTATGTGATGTGGAGTCTAACAACCCTATTCACTCGTGGTTTAACTACAAAGGTTTCACATTTATCAGTGAAAAGAACTTCATAAATCCAATCACTGGTCAAATAACAATAGAATAATACTATGAACTATAAACAACTACAATCGCTGTTACAAAATGATGAGGTGCATTACATATCTGATTCCACTCAATTCTTTAAAGATAATGATATGAAACTAGATGATAATATGGATATACTCTATAAACATACATTTATTCTATTTGAGAATACTATAGAGGACTTCGCTGAAACACTATATATACTTGATAACCACAATATACAATACACTATCAAGACTGATATACTAAATCTAGACTATATATTAATTTAATACTATGAAATATACATCACCAATTACAGGTAAAGAAGTATCAAAGAAACAATACTTTGAGATAATGTTTGGCAAAGAGTTTATGCAAAGCAATAATAAAGGAACTTTAAAAGAATATAATTATGAGAAATGAAATTAAATTATTAAGAGAAATAAAAGAAACTGTATCAGTGGATCCAGTAACATACACTGAATTCTATGATTTATCAGGTAATGAATTTATATATGAGGATGGTGTCTTAAAAGATATATTAATAGGTAAAAAACACATTCATATCTTTCACGAGGGTGATATAGAAATAGACGAATCTAATAAAGATCTTATTGTAGTAAGAACATAGAATTACAGACAGACAACAAGAGTAACAATATAATATATAAAAATAATAATTATGTTAATCAAGAAAAAAATAGTAGACGAGTGTGCTGATACCGTAATAGACAGTATTTATGAGAATCTTACCGAGTATATGTTTCAGTATGGTAATTATTCAGAAACTGACGACAAGTTTTCAAAAGACCATAGTAATTATATGGAAGCAATAATCAAAGAGTTATACAAAAGAATAAATAAATGAAAGAATTATTACAAGAAATATACTTTCACATTAAAATGTTACAAAATGGTAATATAGATAATGATGATTTTAGTAACGCAATAGAACAGGTGTGGGAACACTATTATTATAATAAATTATGAAATACAAAATGAGTGATTATAAATTAGTAGATATAATATTAAAAATTGTACTACTTGGTTTAATAATAATGTGGATATTAGGTATAGGTCAGTTATTCTATCACCTTTTAACTAATCCATCTGCGATAGACAATGCAACGTTTGGAATCTTTGATACAATATAATATGGAAAAATGTAAATTCTGTGGTGGGTATGACTTAACTTATCATCAATACTTTATAATGGATTCTGTTTGCTCTGAATGTGGCGAGTGGCAGGACGGTAATACGGTACAGTATGAATAGTTGTGGATTTTGTGGTGGCTATGAATTAATTTATAGTTGCCCAGAGTGTGGAGATCTTAAAAAACAAGATGTGTTTTCATTAGACTGCTCTTATTTTAATAAAAACTTTACATCTATTGCTGATCTTGTAGAGTATATAAGAATTAATGGTATGGATCCAAACTATGAAATAATTAAAAACGGTAAACCAACATATCAAAAAGCAATAAACTTAATACAATTTTAATATGGAAGAATATACTAAGAAACACGAGCATAGAGGTATAGATTTTTATTATGTCGAGTGGAAAACTTGGAATGATAAAGACGCTGATGGTTACATATGTAATAATGAAAGGCTTTTAAGTGGTTTAAACTTGATGCAGTTTGGCATGCCTACAAAATATCTAATGAAACAAAAGATCAATGATTTACTTGATTATAAACACAAGTATTTAGAAGATCAGAAACAGTACGATAAAGCTGAAGCGGAATATATGAGTAAAATAGGTACTGAAGGCGATGGTTAATACAAACATATAACGACGCTAATAATATAATATAATAAATTGTTTAACTTAAATATAATACTATTATGACTAAATCAGAATTACAAATTTCGCATTACAGAGAAGTTCAAGACATCATAGATCGTTTTGACACAGGCAACTACAACTTATACTCATTAGAGTGGAAGTTAGATGATCTATATTTTGAAGCTTTAAAAAACAACATAGCATTGCAAGATGTAGATGTTATTGTAGAAGTTTACAAAATTAAATCTTTAGCAAATGCTAGAAAAAAGCTATCAGAACAGCCTGTAGAAGAAACAGATGAATCAATTACTGATGTTCTTTTATCTAATACAATAGATATAATATCTGGCACAGAATGAAGCTAATAAATGTAACAACACACGGAAGTCTACAGTTTAAACTAGACGATAATAGAATAGCTGTATCATGTAACAGTGGGTATATAAGAATAAATACCCACCACCGTAATATGTTTAATGGTCTTAAGGTTTTCTATCAAATGAGAAAACAAAAAATAATGTGTCCAAGAAAAAGATACAAGTTTATAAAAGATTTTAATTCTAGGCTATGTACAAAGTAAGAACAGTAGACATATATAAATGTGAGATGTGCAAGGGAGGTATGACATCAGAAGAATATTTCTTTTGTGATATATGCCCTGACTGTAGAGATTATGATGAGTACGAAGAAACAAACTAAAGTGTATAGCAACGGCGGACAATAATACAGACAGATAACAAACAAGTAAGTATAATATAATAAATAAAAAATATGAAATTAAAAGTTCTAAAAAATGGCGACGAATTTTATATCGGCGGCACACACAAATTAGCATCTCTTTACAATGTACGTTATATTGATTTAGTTGATGCATTAGGCGAACCTACATTACCCGAAAAAACATCAGACAACAAAACACAAGTTTGTTGGGTGTTAGAGTATGACAACAACCTGTATACTATATATGATTATAGAATGAGTGACAGAGAGTTTGTATTAAAACATAATAAAATGTGGTCTATTGGTGGTAGAAAAAGCTTACCACTTGAGGTTGAAGACAAATTAATAAATAAAATTAAAAAAGGTCAAATTGGCGGTTTGTTTATGCACCACGATTTAAAATGGTATGCACAAGACTTACAAAGCCAAAAAGTAACATAGTCAGACGATTAGCTTAATTAGGTGTGTATGTGGTGTCGACTGTCGACGGGCATATGTGAACGTACGGAAGTGTATTACACACACATAAGTGAATAGCTGACAGAGAGGTGGCGGCATACTGGTCACGTTAGGGCAATAATGCGACATTTCAGCTAGCTCAAAACAGAAATTGTGGATAAATGACAATACTAGTTAACTACCAGTCCACAACTTCTACCTCTCATAAGGCGGGATAGAGCAGTTGGTAGCTCGTCGGGCTCATAACCCGAAGGTCGGAGGTTCAAATCCTTCTCCCGCAACTAACATTAAATAATTAAATATGGCAAATATGAGTTACTGCAGGTTTGAGAACACTGCAAAAGCATTACGAGACTGTGTAAACGCTATACAAGACAACGAAACCAATAATCTAAGCACGTATGAAGCTAATGGTTTAGCAGAAATACAACTACTAGCTATGGATATAATAGCTATGCAAGATGAAATTGGTGATATAATAGATAGAAACAAGGAAAGATATATTACAGATTAACAACTATAGTAAACATATAATATATATATGAATATATTTTATCTACATAAAGACCCAGCAGAAGCGGCTAAACTACAATACAACAAACACGTGGTAAAAATGATTTTAGAATCAGCGCAAATGCTTTGCACAGCTCATCATTTACTTGATCCTTGTAATTCTGATGATATACCTTATAGAGTTGCACATAAAAACCACCCATCAACTATATGGGTAAGGCAGTCAGCTCCTCATTATTTATGGCTCTATTATCACATGATAAAGCTTGGCGAAGAATATAACAAACGTTATGGCAAAACACATCTTACAATTATAAAATGTAAAGACGTTCTAAAACGTTACCCTGGCGGTATATTTAATGTGGGTTTTAGCGAACCTCCTCAGTGTATGCCTGATCAGTACAAACACAAAAGTGCTATACACGCTTATTGGCAGTATTATATTGCAGAAAAAAGTAACGTAGCTCACGAATCAGAAAATATATACAAAAGTATTCCAAGTTTTATACAGACATAAAACAAGGGTAATTATATAATAATAATATGAATATTGAACAAATAGATGCAGAAAACATCAGACGAGCTTTTTTAGAAGTTAACACAACTTCAGAATATATTTTTAATGAATATATATCTAGCGGTGTTAGTGACAAAAGGCTATTAAACTATCTCGAATTAACGTGCGACAACTTACAAGAGTTGTTGTTTGAAATACAGAAAAAATATGAATAATAAACAAAAAGTATTAAAACATTATAGTGCCAACATTACAGATGTTTGGGATAACGTAGGTCACGTAGACATGATATTTGAATCTGTGTATACTGCAGATAGTTACAATGTTTACTGGATGCATGAGCCTAGCGATATGGCTTTCAACCCTGAAAGTATATTTTATTATGCAAGTAGTTGTTCCGATGATATAAAAAATTGTATTAAAGATGGTTTAAGCTTATTTGTTGATTCAGAAATTTATGATGAATGTTATTTTGATGATGAGTTTGAGGATATGTGGGACGATATAAAAAACGAAGATGAATCACCATTTGTTTCATATCACGAAAACAAAAAATAATGTTATTAGATGCAAAAAAATATCAAATAGATCTGTTAATCAAAACAACTGAAATTGATAAAATCTGGGCCATGTATAAAGACCTAGGAGACCGAGAGTCGGTCGAATATATTGAAAATAAATATAAAATTAATTAATATGAGAAAATTTAGTAGGTACAAACAAAACTTATCAAGAGTTGGTAATAAAATATACTCTTACAGCACAAACGTAGCAACAATTGAATATCCAAACTTAGTACAACACGGTTGGTGGAGTGTAACAACTCAAAAACATATAAATTTTGTAGCAAGAGAATTAAACTTAAATATAACTAAAGATTATGGACATCAAAACGATTAAACAATTAACACAAGAAACTCAGCCTTATTTTTTCGATGAAAAAACTATGCAATTTTTTAACCAAAAATTATCTGATTTTTCTGTAGAACAACTAACGTCTACAACATATTTAATATCTGCACCAACTTATTGGGATGGAAACTTAATGGGTCATACGAAAAGAGTATTTAACACGGAAACTAACGATTTAGAACAAACAGACTAAAATGGATTTAACATTAGAAGAACAAGATTATTATAAGCTATTAGATGAACTTCGTTTTATAATAGGTGAAGTTAAAGATGAACAAATAACTAAAGATGAATTTATAGATGCAATTGAAGAAATTTATCATGAAAATTATTATACAAATTATTTAAAGCTTGCTAAAAAAGTACATAAAAATGTTTAAAGCTTTATATACAATACTGATAATCAGCGAGTTAGTCACAGCAACTATATATCACGCTGTGCCAGGTCAAACTGATGACACACCTTTTATCACGGCTAGTAATTCAAAAATAAATCCTGATAATCCACAAGGTCATAGATGGATAGCTGTGTCAAGAGATCTTGAAGCTTTAGGTTATACATTTGGAACTAAGGTTTGTATTGATGGTACAGGTGTTTTTGATGGAGACTGGACAGTACAAGATCGTATGAATAAAAGATGGAAAAAACGTATAGATTTTTTAGTAAACGAAGAAATTAAATATGGTAAATGGCAAAATGTAATAATAGAAATAGTATATTAGCGTGTATAGCAAACGCGATACAGACTAAAAACGACACATTTTGGATAATATAGATGACGATCAATTAAATAAATTAGCTGAACTAATAATTAGTAAGTTATTTGAAAAACAAAACCAATGGTATTTGATTGCACAAAGAGAAGATCAACTATTAGGTGAGTTAGCTAGGTTACATACAATTATGGCTATTCATGAAGAAAATGAAGAATATATGAAGGCTGCGGTAATTAAAAATAAAATCGATATTTTAGAATATCGTATTGATAAGTTAAACGGAATCAAAGATTGATATAATTTTTTCATAGGAATTATGTTTTAGATTAGTTGTTTAGTTTTGGTTATACACGTATTGAGGGTTTCAAAATCTTTGACTCAATACAAACCAAAATGTGACAATAGGGAATAAGATAATAATAATACAGGCTAATGTCACATTTGAGAATGAATTTTTTGTTTTCAAACAGAGTAATTACTAGAAGGTACCCTATATTAGATAAACCAACACATGTTTTTGATTGGGGTTGGTTTTACGAAAACGGTACATATGAGTACTATTCTTTGTTTTCATATGAAAAATCTATTATAAGAAGCTATAGATCATTGAAATGGCATTTGTTAGTTATTAAATATTTAAATGAAAATATAGATAATAAAATGTTTGAGAAAATAGCAAAATACATATCAACAAAAAAAAATGGTTTTACAACATTTGATATTGATAAAAGTAGTTTTGATAGAATAATTAATGAAATATTAAAGCATGATTATGAGTTTGCACCTAAAAATAAAAGACGTAAGGTTATATTTAAAGATGGTTGTGGTTTAACAAAAAGTCAAAAATTAAGCATAACAGGAAAATTAATAGGAAGAAAAAATAGCGTCAATAATAGTGACCTATATGAAATAATGTTATATATTCATGACACAAGTGAAAGAATAACAATTAAAAAGCTTGCAAAAGCTTTAAATGTTTCTTCAAGAACAATACATAGAAATATGGATTTAAACTTGAAAACAGAAAAAAACCTATTAAATGAAGAATTACAACGTAGAAAACTATGTTCGTTATAAAAAAGATTATAGCGTATGTGAACTAGAAGATAAACCTTGGATACAATATACAAGAGACGAATTAATCATAGTACTTATGCCATACGCAGAAAAATTATGTAGACAGTTTTCGACAGCAGATAGAGCTTCTGGTGTTATGAGTATGTTAGATGTTATGCAAGAAGCTTTTTACGGTTTAACGGCTGCTGTAGATAGAATTGATTGGTCTTTGATTATAAATAAAGAAGTAGAAGAAGATGTTAGAAAACAAATTAAAGGTTTTGTAAAAAAAAGAATTTTAGGTTCTGCTAGAAGAAATATAGATATGAATAGAGGTGATATTAGGATACCTGAACACAAGTTAAATGAAATGAGAAGGTCAGATGGTAGAGACAAAAAAATGATACAAATGTTTTTTAATTCAGTGTTTCTAAGTATGGACGATGAAAATGATAAAAGAACAACAAATGATTTTGAAGATAAATCTATTTTATATAATATTAATATTCTTAACAAATATATATTATCTTTGATGAAACAACATTTGAACGATAAGGAGTATGATGTGTTACGCATGAGCTTCGGATTAGATTGTGATAAAGCTCCTGCTAAAAAAATAGCTGAAGTTTTAGAAATAAAAGGGGTAGCTGACTTTGTAAGAGTTTCTCAAATTAAAAGAGAAGCTATAGATAAACTTATAGATAAAATAGACCCTGATCAAATAATAGATTTTTTAAATTAATTAAATACTTATATATGAATACCCAAAAAACCAAATCCCAAATTTTAAACGAGTTATATAAAAAATATAACTTACACGACCAAGACACCTTTAAATCACCTCAAGGTTGGACAATAATAACTAGGTCAGGTATTGACAAAATTCAAGCTGTTGCAGACATAGATATTACTTACAAGCTTGAGGAATATACCCCTGGTAAATCCGCAGCGGTATTAGCGCATTCAGAATGGAATAACAGAACTCTTGAAACCTTTGGCGAAGCTAATGAAAAAAACTGTAGACAAACTTATGTATTAGCTATGGCTGAAAAAAGAGCAATGTCACGTATTGTATTAAAACTAACTGGTTTTTATGCTTTAGGAATTTTTGGACAAGATGAATCTGAAGATTTTATAGACGCATCTAAATACAAGAAAATAGTTGATAGTGTTAAAAGAAACAAACTATGAATAAAAAAGAACACAAAGAGTGGTGTGAGCTTCTAAGGGAAGATAAATACTATTATGGAGAATTTGGACAAAAGTTTTTAAGTTACAGTAAAATAGGTACATTGTTGACTAATCCTAATAAGTTTAAAGAAACAACAGAGAAAAATGTTAATATGCTTATTGGAGGTTATTTACACACTGTTATTTTAGAACCTGAAAAAGTTAAAAACTTTAAAATAATAAATGCATCAACTAGAAATAATAAATCATATAAAGAAATATCAGGAGGAGAACTTTGTTTGTTACAACATGAAGCTGATAAAGTAGAATTGTTAAGAGACATTATGATGAGTAACGATGTTTGTAAAGATCTTATACACGGTACAGGAAAAAATTCAAAAAATATTATTTATGAAGAACCTGGTATTGGAGAAATAAATGGCAACCTTTGGAAAGGTAAAGCTGATATATTAAATAAAAACGAAAAGCTTATCATCGATATTAAGACCACCTCAGATATAGAAGGTTTTAAATATAGTGCTCGTAAATTCAATTACGACGCTCAAGCTTATATATATAGAATATTATTTGGTTATGATATGATGTTCTTAGCAATAGATAAAACAACATATAAAATAGGAATATTTGAATGTTCAGAAGAATTTTATAAATTCGGAGAAGATAAAGTATTGAAAGCTACTGACATGTATAACTTATTTTATAAAACAGATGGATTTGATCCATCACAATATTTTGAAACAAAAACCCTTTAAATTTTAAATTATGGCAAGTATAATTAACTCAAGTATTAATCTTAGTGAAATACCTAAGGAAAAAATCATTAACGGTAAAAAAGGTAAGTATTTACCTATTACAATTACATTAAATGACGAACAAGATAAGTTTGGAAATGATGGTCCAATAATTGTGCAGCAAACAAAAGAAGAAAGAGAATCTAAAGCTGAAAGAAAATACCTAGGTAATGTAAAAGTAGTTTGGACTAATGGAACAAACGTTGAACCTAAAAGAGATGCAGCTGCACCACAGCAAGTAACTAACAATAATCAAGGAGACGATTTACCATTTTAAAAACTAAAAATACATGCACGTTAATGACGTAGAAATCAATGGATTTTCAATTGATAATTTTAATCAGCACAATTTGGAAGTTGGCAAAACACAAGGTATTTGTCCTATCTGTTCGCACAACAGAAAACCAAAAAACAAAAAAAATAAATGTGCTTCATATGATTGGGAAAGAGGTTTAGGTACCTGTCACAATTGTAACACTACTTTTCAGTTACACACATACCTTAGAAAAGGAGATACAGAAAAGGTATATGTAAGACCTAATGCTATAGATATAGTAGAACCTGAGCAATTAGGTTCAAAAGTATATCAATGGTTTAAAAAAAGAGGTATATCTCAGCAAACACTCGATGATTTAAACATCACTGAGGGTTCTGAGTATATGCCTCAAACGGGTAAACACGAAAACACAATACAGTTCAATTACATAATGGGTAATGAACTAATTAATATAAAATACAGAGATGGTCACAAAAATTTTAAGCTTTATAAAGGAGCTGAAAAAATCTTTTATAACATTAATAGTGTTGTCGGATTTGATCAGGTATATATTGTTGAAGGAGAAATGGATGTTCTTTCGTTCCACGAGGCGGGCATATTCAATGTGGTTAGTGTACCTAACGGTGCTACGATTAACAATAATAATCTTGATTACCTTGATAATTGCATTGATTATTTTTTAGATAAAGAAAAAATTATAATAGCAGTTGATCAAGATGAAGCTGGAGAAGCTTTACAACAAGAATTAATTAGAAGGCTTGGAGCTGAAATATGCTACATTATTAACTTTGAAGACGTTAAAGACGCAAATGAATACTTATTAAAATATGGAAAAGAAAAATTACGAGAAACCGCTTCTAACTCAAAACCAGTACCTCTTGAAAACGTTACAACTTTTAAGGACATCGAAAATGAAGTTGCTGATTTTGTTAAAAATGGTTTTAAACCTGGGTATCAAATTGGTATACGTAATTTTGATGATATTTTTAGTACTTACACTAGCCAGTTTATCACTGTTACTGGCATACCATCTAGCGGAAAGTCTGACTTCGTTGATCAGATGGTAGTTGGTTATAATATTAATTATAATTGGAAAACAGCTTTTGCATCACCAGAAAATGCACCCACCTATTTACATGCACATAAACTATTAAGAAAGTTTTGGCAAGGTATGCCAACTAGACACGATATTAATGGAGAAAAATGGAACAAATTATCGCAACACGTAGATGATAATTTCTTTTTTATTGATATGGAGCGATATACTTTGGACTCTGTATTAAGGAAAGGAGCTGAATTAGTTAAACGTAAAGGTATTAAGTGTTTGGTTATAGATCCTTTTAATAAAATAAGAGATATAGAAACTAAAACAGAAGATGTTAATAGGTATACTATGGAATATTTGACTAAAATAGAGACTTTTTGTAAAAAATATGATACATTAGTATTTATTATAGCGCATCCTACAAAAATGTATAGAGATAAAGAAGGCAATATTGAAGAACCAACAATGTATAACATTAAAGGTGGTGGTGAATGGTATGATGCTTCTTATCATGGTATATTAGTTCATAGAGATTATGAAAATAAAACCGTTAAAGCAAAAATTCTTAAGGTTAAGTTTCAAAACTTAGGAGAAAATGGAGCCGAAGCAAATTTTAGGTGGGAGCCAAAATCAGGAAGCTTTATTCCATTAATAACAGAACAGTTAAATGAGAAAGAATTACCGTGGGAATAATGGATATGTTGTTAGATATGGTAAATATACTCCTACAACGCATGAACATGAAGCATATAGATGGTGTATAGCAAATGGAATTGTAATATGGCCTGAGTCAAAAATGGCAGATGAATGGAGGATTGAAATTAAGTTAAATAAAAAAAAATATTATTCACCACAAGCTTATAAAAAAATAGAGGTTTGGAAGAAAATGTTTGAATACTACGAATATTACTATAATAAATATGAAAAGAAAATATAAAAATGCCAACGAAGCTTATGAAAGTTTGTTAGATCACATTATAGTTTATGGTGTTGATTTTGATGATACAAAAGCTGTTTTTAATTGTGGTTTTTACATTACAAACCCACTTGACAATCATATAACAAACAAAGAAAGAAAATGGAAGTTAGATTATGCTGAAGCTGAATGGCAGTGGTATTTATCAGGAGATCCTAATATTAAAACTTTAGGTAAAATATATGGTAAAATACCTCTCATATGGGAAAAAATGGCTGACAGTGAAGGAAGAGTTAATAGTAACTACGGTTGGCAGTGGCAACGTAATCATCAATTAGATTATGTTATTGCTAAACTAAAAGATAATCCAAACACAAGGCACGCCGCTTTAAGTATATATGATTGTAAAGAATTTCAACAATATAGAAATGATACACCATGTACCTATGCAGTTCAGTTTACAATATTAGATAATAAATTAAATATGTCTGTCTATATGCGTTCTAATGACATCTGGTACGGCTTTTGCAATGATCAATATCAATTTTCATCATTACAAAAATTAGTTGCAGAGAGGCTTAAAATAAATGTTGGTTGGTATTATCATCATGCACATAATTTACACTTGTATAACAATAAACTTTAAAAAAAATGTATTATATTTATCATATTCCCAAAAAAAAAATAGGTGTTACCTCTAACCCTAAAATAAGAGTAGAAAAAATACAAGGTTATAAACCTAGAGAATATGAAATATTATTAGAAACAGAAGATATAGACGAGGTTTCTAAAAAAGAAATAGAATTACAAAAGCAATATGGCTATAAAATTGATACGCGATTATATAAGAATCTTAAATTTAATAAAAAAATGAAAATAAACATTACAGAGCAAACTACAACCTTCCCGTTACCCGCTAATAAGTTAAAAGGACGTTTAATGGATAACATTGGATTACAATGGGAACACCCACATTTTGGTACATTTGAATTAACTAAAGAAAATATACCTTGGATAGAAAAAAACGCTTTGTCGTCTCAATATAGTAAAGATCGATGTTACATTTATAACAAAGCTTTTTATGAAGCTTTTTTAGATAAAAGTTCTGATAAAAAAAATTATAAAACTCCAAATAGAGATATATTTCCTTTAATAAGAGATTGGGCTAGAGAAAGAGGTATATTTGATAAAGGTAATTCCCATACACAATATGTTAAGTTGATGGAAGAATCTGGAGAATTAGCACAGTCTTTATTAAAAAAAGATAAAGAAGGTATAAAAGATGCTATAGGTGATATGATAGTTGTTTTGACAAACTTATCAGAACTAGAGGGTATGTATATTGAAGATTGTATACAGTTTGCTTATAACGAAATAAAAGACAGAAAAGGCAAGATGTCTAACGGAACTTTTGTAAAAAAATTATAATATGAATAAAAAAGAAATTAATTTTAGAGATCCTGTTGTAGAACGCGTAGTTGATAAGTTTATTCAAAGATCAAACGTTGGTTTTGAAAAATATGGTCAAACTTTAGAAACTGAAAGATTATCTAAAGTAAAAAGCTTAAAAGATTATTTAAATGATGTTCAAGAAGAATTAATGGATGCAATATTATATATACAAGCTGCACGTGAAGACATTGACGATATATTAAAAAAACAAAATGATTAAACGTTACAGAAAAAAAAGTAAAAAAAAAGGTCCTGTTCAGGCTAAAAAAAGTAAATATGATGGGATAATGTTTGCCTCCGGCCTTGAGAAATACATGTATAAAGCTTTGAAACAAGCTAAAATAAAATGTAAGTATGAAGGAGAAACTTTTGTTTTAAATAATGGTTTTTATTTTGAAAATGAATGTTATGAAAGAATGTCTAACGGAAAAGGTGAATTCAAAGATAGAGGTAAAAAAAGAATATTACCTATAAAGTACACACCTGATTTTATAGGAAAAGATTATATTATAGAGTGTAAAGGAAGAGCTAATGAGTCTTTCCCAATGAGATGGAAAATGTTTAAACTTTTAGTAAGTATACAGTTTCCGAATTATAAATTGTTTAAACCACAAAATCAAAATGAATGCGACGAGGTAGTCAAAATAATATTAGGAACCACAAGGGTTTAGCAAGAAGAAAATATGCAGAAAGGAAAATTGACAAGTATATAAATTGGTCAATTAAAACAAAAGGTTATATTAAGTATTCTGATATAAGAAAAATTCACGATAAGTTTAACATTAAATGTTATGTGTTATCAAATATAAAAAAACATAAATTTTAAAACATGAAAAAAGAAAAAGAAAAATTACAATGGGAAATTAGTTTTGGTACTTATAAAGGTATACTAATAGGTTATAGAAATTATGACGATGAAGATTTAATAAATCATGTTTTTTACTTGCCATTTATAGATATTTGTTTAACTATAGAAAAATAATATGAAAGCACCTATATTTACAGAAAGAATACCTTATAAACCTTTTGAATACCCTGAGTATTATACAGAGGGTTGGTTAAAACAAGCGCAAGCATTTTGGTTACATACTGAAATACCTATGTCAGGTGATTTAAAAGATTGGAACGAGAAGTTAGACAATAAAGAGAAAAACTTAGTAGGAAATATCTTACTAGGTTTTGCTCAAACCGAATGTGCTGTGTCTGATTACTGGACACAAAAAGTTGTAGGTTGGTTTCCTAAACATGAAATACAACAAATGGCAATGATGTTTGGTTCACAAGAAACAATACACGCTGTAGCTTATAGTTATTTAAATGAAACTTTAGGTCTTGAAGACTACGAGGCTTTTTTACATGAACCCGCTACGGCTAAAAGATTTGAAAACCTTGTTGCTTATGATGGTAACGATCCTATAGGTATTGGTAAATCATTAGCTACTTTTTCTGCGTTTGCAGAAGGTGTTAGTTTATACTCTGCGTTTGCAGTATTATACAGTTTTCAAATGCGTAACCTACTTAAAGGTGTTGGGCAACAAATGAAATGGTCGGTAAGAGATGAATCATTACATAGTAAAATGGGTTGTCAACTGTTTAGACATATGTGTTCTCAAATTCCAGGTTTGAAAGAAGAATGTAAAGAGCATGTATATGATGCGGCTTTAACTATGCATAACGCTGAAATGACTTATATATCTAAGTTGTTTGAAATGGGTGATATTGAAGGAATAACAGAATATGACCTTAAACATTTTATTAAAAAACGTACAGGTGATAAAATTCAAGAATTGGGTTACAAACAAGAAGGCAAATTTAAATTTGAATATGACCAAAAGTCAATTGATAAAATGGCTTGGTTTGATCATCTTACCGGGGGTCACACTCACACTGATTTCTTTGCTATTAGGCCGACTGACTATAGTAAAGCAAACGAAGGAGAAGATTTTGAAGATATTTGGTAAAAAATAATATATGTGGAATAATAATTGGAAAAAAGGTGTTGATTACCCAAGCTGGGGAGACACCGATGTATATAAGAAAACAATATCAGGAGGATATTTATTAAAAAACGAAACACCTAAAGAAGCTTACATAAGAGTTTGTGAAACTGTAAGTAAGCGTTTAGATCGTCCAGAAATGGCTAAAGATTTTTTTAGTTATATATGGAAAGGTTGGTTATGTTTAGCCTCACCCGTGTTATCTAACACTGGAACAGACAGAGGTTTGCCTATATCTTGTTTTGGTATTGATGTAGGAGATAGTATATATGAAATAGGTATGAAAAACCTAGAGATGATGTTACTCGCAAAACACGGCGGCGGAGTTGGCATCGGACTAAATATGATTAGACCCGCCGGAACAAAAATAACTCAAAATGGAACATCTGACGGAACTGTACCTTTTTGTAAGATATACGATTCAACAATACTCGCAACAAATCAAGGATCTGTCCGTAGAGGAGCTGCAAGCGTTAACATTAATATTGACCACCCCGATTTCGAAGAGTGGTTGGATATACGAGAGCCAAAAGGCGATGTTAATAGACAATCACTCAACTTACACCAGTGCGCTGTGGTCGGCGATAAGTTTATGCGAAGACTTGATGCTGGAGATAAAGAGTCAAGAAGATTATGGGGAAAACTGTTACAAAAGCGAAAAGCAACTGGAGAGCCTTATATCTTATTTAAAGGAAATACGAACAAAGCTAACCCAGAACATTACATCAAGCACGGTTTAAAAGTTCACATGACAAACATATGTAGTGAGATAACATTACATACTGATGAATCACACTCTTTTGTGTGCTGTTTGTCTAGTTTAAACATAGCTAAATATGATGAGTGGAAAAACACTAATCTTATTTATGACAGCATCTGGTTTTTAGATGGTGTGTTAGAAGAATTTATACAAAAATCAAAAGGTAAAGTTGGATTTCATAATTCAGTTAGATCAGCAGAAAAAGGAAGAGCTATTGGGTTAGGTGTTTTAGGCTGGCATACTTATTTACAGGAAAAAGGTTTACCATTTGAAGGATTATTATCACAATATGAAACGAGAAGAATATTTAGTCAAATTAAAATTGAAAGCGAAAGAGCCTCTATGGCGTTGGCTGAGAATTTCGGGGAACCCCTTTGGTGCCGCGGTTCTGGCATGCGCAATACTCATTTACGCGCTATTGCTCCTACTGTCAGCAATAGTAAACTTAGTGGAAATGTTTCCCCTGGTATCGAGCCTTGGGCTGCAAATGTATTTACTGAACAAAGCGCGAAAGGTACTTTTATACGCAAGAATCCTACGCTTAAGAAAGCTTTAAAGAAAAACAAATTAGATACTGATAGAGTTTGGAATAAGATTTTAAAAGATGGAGGATCTGTTCAAGGAATAAAAGAACTAGAGAAAATTACTGTTGGTAAATTTGACACACCATTAAAAGAAGTTTTTAAAACATTTAAAGAAATCAATCAACTAGAGTTAGTTAATCAAGCGGGAATAAGACAACAGTATATAGATCAATCTGTTAGTTTAAACTTAGCATTTCCAAGTGTAGCTACGCCTAAATGGATAAATAAAGTTCATATGGAGGCTTGGAAAAAAGGAATTAAAACTTTATACTATGTAAGAACTGAATCTGTTTTAAGAGGAGATATAGCAGAACAAGCAATGGATGAAAATTGTTTAGCCTGTGATGGTTAAAAATTTTTAAAATTTACTTTTTAACTTTTGCTCTCATAGATATTTTAGTTGAGTTAACTAAAGATCTATTTGGCCTTATATCTTGACGAGGATTTTCCCTTGGAGTTATTTTAGAATTAAAATTACCAGGATTTTCTCTTGGAATAAATTTATTTCTATTGTTTAAGTTTCTATTTGGTCTGTCATTATTTATCTTTACTTCGTTTCTTAATCTATTAGCTATTATGTTAACCTTATCTTCTCTTACTTTTCTAATGCTATTTCTTCTTTCTTTCATTACAGCTACATAACGAGGTTTTTCATACATATAATACCTTGGTATTTGATGATTAAAATAAGGGTAACCAAAAGCCCAGTCATACCAGAAGTTATGTCTATTCCAATACATTTCAAAAGAATTAAACGGATTCCAAAATCTAGCAAACGACGCAGATGAATAAAATGAAAAAGGTTGATTAGATGCAAACTTTGCATAGTTCCATCTAAACGTAAAGCTTTTTCTCATCTTCCAACTTAATCTTGTATAAGATAATGTATCTATCTTAACAGTAGAAGGAACATCTAACCACGGACCTGATAATGGTGGTGGTGGTGTTTTTTGTATTCCACAACTAACAACAGCCATAATAGCCATTACAAAAAAGACAGTTTTAAATAATTTCATTATATTTCTTTATAACAAGTTTTATTGTTTTCATTTTTATAAGCTTGTAAACAACGCCTTCTATTAGAATCACCATCTATATAGCTCACGTGTACCCAATCAGGATTTTCTTCTGTTCCAAACTCCCAAATCATCTGATCGAAATCTAAGTTATTTTTTATATAATTATACATGTCTTTATTAGACATATAACCATATGTGTCGTCTAAATCCATAGCACGTCCTTGGCAATGTTGTGAACGGCTACTCCCGCCGATCGCTTTGTTTAATTCTTCCGAACGAAAGAATGAATTAATTTTAATTGGTCCATTAACTGCTTTTCTTAATGGTTCAAATACTTTTGCGGCTATAAGTTCCATGTTTTGTAACTCATAATCATTTGGTATATTTTCTATACCCTTTCTTGATGCCGTAGCACTGAATGTTGCTTCTTTTTTACTAATGTGTTCACTAATCATTTTTATAATTTAAATTTACCGCCAATTGTTATTGAATATGTTAATGGAAATGCGTCTGTGCTTTTAGCTATATTAAAACCTAAATTCATTCTAAATGTTTTAGTTATAGCAAAATCAAAGTTTGCACCTCCTACAAATAATGCATGTTCATTAAAAACAAAACCATTATCTAATGTACTGTAGCTCACAGGTGTTAAAGCGGTAGCTAACATAGGTGATACAGTAAAACGTTTGAAAGGAAATGGTTTAGTACCAAAAAATATAAACGCCGGCATTATGTTCCAGTTACTTTGACTATATAATACGTTTGCAGAAGCAGAAACACCACCAACAAATCCTTTCCATTTATTTTCTTTTTGTCCAATATATACATTACTAATACCGAACGAAGCATTATAAACACCATACATATACATTAATCCTGCAGATAATGTTTGTACGTTTGCAATACTTCCTTTATCATAAAAATGGCCAAATATATATTCTTTGCCATCTTCTTTAATTATTACAGGAACTTTTTTATCATACCTGTAAAATGTGTGACCTCTTGAGCCACTTAAACTAACTTGTTTTAGATTGTCCCATATCATCATATTAGCAGAATAATTAAATTCACCATTCATTGATGATTGAGCAAAACCTAATCCTATAACTTGATTTGCAGCACCATCTAATCCTGACATACGCATTAGATTAGCTGATATAATTATAGGGTTTGTATTCTTCTTTTTCTTTTTTTTGTCTTCTTCCTCTTCTTCTTCTTCAGATTCTTCTTCAGACTCTTCCTCTTCTTCCTCTTCTTCCTCTTCTTTTTCTTTTTCTTCTTCCTCTTCTTTTTCTTCTTCTTGTTGCTCTTCTTCTTCAGAATCATCACTATCATCATTTCCTCCACCATCATCATCGTCACTATCACCACCATCATCATCACTATCACCACCACCATCATCAGAATCCCCACCTCCGTCGTCGGAATCACCTCCATTATCTCCTGAGTCTCCTCCACTATCATCTCCTCCTCCTGAGTCTCCACTATTATCACTTCCTGTATCACCAGAGTTATCAGAAGATCCACCACTAGAATCAGAACCACTATTACTGTTTGATGTAGATGTTTGCGTTGTTGTTTGTGTTGTTTGTGCGGTTGAACAGGCAGATAACGCATACCACCAAGCATAAGTTTGCTCCATCCAAGTTCTTAATGCACCACTATAAAAATCATTAGAAGTAAAAGTTTTTGTTCTATTATAAAAAGACACTGTAGTGTAACCTTCCATTTGTATAGAAACTGTTTTAATCTCTCCAGTACATCTATCTGCAAATGCCTGTATTAATGTTTGAGAATATATACTTGAGGAAAATAATAATAGAATTATTATTTTTTTCATTAATGATCAAATATCTTTTTTCTTATCATTCGTTTAACAACTTTAGCAACTGCGGTCTCTAAAGCTTTTTTAGTCGATGTTCCAATTGATGATTGGTTAAATTTTACATCTTCTAAATTTTCATTGTTGAGTAAAGTTAATTCTCTTGTTGTTGTAGCTTTACCTAAACCAGATCCAGTCATATATAATCCAGATTCTGAGTCAACAAGCTTAACTTGCAAACCTAATCGCGTTACAAGTTTATTTTTAATACCGTCTTTTAAATTAATAGTTTCATCTTCTGATATACTAAAGTCATAAACCTCTATATAACAAAAGTATTTAGCTAATACTATTTTACCTATAGGATTTATAACATTAGCTGTAAAACCTTTTTCACTTGCTTTAAACTGTTTAATCATTCTATCTTTAATTTCATCTTTAGTTTCTACAAACTCAAAACGAAACGTTTCATCTAAAAATGCTACTGTTATATTAGTTAAACCTAGTCCTACTCTATAATTACCTAGTTCAGGATACTGATTTAATATTTCTTCAGTAACACCAATATTAAGCAAGGCTACGGATACAGGGTCACCATTGTATTCTGGCACACTCCATATAGATTCTTTTGATTCAAAGCTACCGACATAATCTTCGGTTGTTGTTTTTCCAATTACTTGGCTATGAGCAGAAGCCACAGCCGATACAAATATCGCACATAGTATAAATTTTTTCATGTTACCAATCTATTTCTCTTTCCTTTGGTTTTTGTATTACTGTTTTAGTTATAACCAAAGTATCTTTAACAACACTCGGTGGTATTGTTATTGTTTGTTCCATTGTTGGTGAAGGTGAGTCGTCTTCAGGGCTAAATATAGCTTCCATATTAGCTATAAATATTCCGCCTGCTGCAGTTATAATTAAACCTACAGTAGCTATTATTTGATTCTTTAATTCTTTCATATTATTTCATTGAAAATGTTTGTCTACCTATAAAATTATTGTTTTTAGTATATAATTCTACCGTATAAGAACTAACAGGCAACGAATTAACATATATGTTTAATATGTTATCACCTTGTTTACCTTTTATTATTTCTTGATTAATCATTGTGTTTGTAAAATCTAATATTTTAATTCTATAATCACCATCAGAAGGTAGCTTGGTATTTATTCTTACTTTATCTTCAACAATATAACTTTCTAATTTTAAACCTATAGCTTGTGCCATAAATAAAGATTCAGGAACCTCTTGTGTAGGTGTTTCAATGTATATCGTTTCAGAACAACTTATAAATAATAATAATATAAATATTTTTTTCATTATTGTATTTTTAAAATTACTTTAGTTCCATCACTTGTAACCGCGTCTGTTGTTTTAAAATAAATTAAACCAGAAGCATTTGTCACCGTTTGTTTTGTATTAAATATAATTTTATAAGGTTTACCAACCTTAATATTTTCTTTATTTTCTACACTAATGCTACCAAAATATAATTTATCATCACGCTCTGTAGCGAAGTTAGTTAATAGGTTACCTGTATTGAATTGAATTTCTTCAAATTCTAATATAGTATTATCAAATTGAATTATAAATTGCATGCCAGCCAAGTAGTCTTTTTCTAGCTCAACTAATAATTCTACTTTATCATTAACTAAACTTGTTGAAATGTCTAAATCTAAATTTTCAATTTTGCCTTGCACACTAGGAATCTTTATAACTCCCTCGTTATCATCTTCAACTATAGGCTCAAATGAATGTGAAAAATCTACATCACCTATAAGGCCATGTCCAAAATTAAATATTTTATTAGCATCTGTAGGAGTAAAATGTTTTTTCTGTCCAAAGTAATAATCATCTGTTGAATAACCATATTGAGTTTTTTCACCCCAAACATCTTTAGCACCATTAGTAGAGTTTGTAAAATATTCGCTAACATTTTCGTCCATTACATGGCTAAGCATAACATAGGAGTCATCAAAGTCTACATTACCACTGTTATTAACTTCACCTAGTAAATATTGTATAGAATGTGTAAATGTATTTGCAGTTCCACCTGGGCTAGTACCAGCACCTATAGCTTCTTTAAAAACTAAAAACACATCAGTAACAGTAACTACATCATCTAACCAATCTGATGCTAACTCATTATCAACAGTGATATTAATGTCATACTTTACATCATTTTCTAAACCAGTTACAATAGCTTGAGAGCTTGCATCAAAATTACCGCTAGCTATACTATTATTATTACTCAATATATTATACTTATAATGTGTTGGTTTATCATTAACGGTATTTAAGTTTATTGTAACACTACCTGCATCTCCACCTTCAACACCTGAAAGAGTTATTTTTTGTTGCATTGCATCAACATCATATTGAGTTGATGTGGAGTTGTCTTCAGCTCTCATCCAATTAAGATGTGTTACATTATTATAATTATTATAATTAGTATTAATTTTATCTTTAATCTTAAAATCAACTTCAATTAAAGTGTTATTATATGTAATACCAACACCATCTTGAATTGTTATTCTTTCTACAGACCAATCGTTATCTGTTGGATATGAATTAGTATCACCCTCTACTTGTGTTCTATTAAGCCAACCATTTAAATATTGTGCTGAAAGGTTATCTTCATCATAAGTACTTAAAATCTTATACTTAAAACCATCCCAATGTGTTAATGAGGTTTGTGCATTCGTATTAGCTGAGTTATCTGTTACTTTAAATCTATGTGTAATTTTCTGTAACAGCTTATTATTATACTCATAATCAAATATATACAAGTTAGGTTCAACATTGTTTGTAACTTGTATTGTGTTAAACTTTATTGTTATAGTATCACCAACCTCAAAATCTGCAGCGTTTATATAACTGTGATCAAGTTTTAAATCTTGCGCTAAACAGAATAATGGTAATAATAAAAACAATAGTTTTTTCATAATTTTAATTTCTTAATAATGTTTTCTGAAAGTTTTTTTAATGCAACGCTAACGCTATTTTGTGTAAACCTACCTTGTTCATTTAATAAAATTAAAGATGTAGTTATATCTTTTGATGTACCTTTTACTTTCACTTTTTTCTTTTTATATTTAGCAATTGCAATTATTTCTGTTTGACTAGACGATTTGCTATACAACGCAATATTTGATTGAGTTCGTTTTACATCAAAATAAATTAGTTCAACATCTAAAACATTTTTACTTTTATCATTTAAGTTATAATCTTTATCTTGAACGACTTCCTCTAATATGTTTTTTAAACCAAAACCAACGTTCCTATTATTAACTAATGGACCAGTTTGAATTGAATTTTTTATATTGTTTATTTTAATATCTTGTGCAGATAATATAGCACAAAATAATAAACTACTTATTAGCTTTATTTTTTTTATGTATGTCATACCAGCGGGCTATTGTAAAACCTATAGAAACTAACAATAATACTATTTTTAATATTGTTTCCATTTCTGTCATAGAAAGCGTTAATGTTGTACCGTTAAAGGCCATTAGTTTAATATCTTGCCACTCCATAGTTAATTATATTTTTTTCTTTTTGAATATCTGCTTGATGCAGAGTTGTTTTGTCTAATTTTTTTTGATTTTCTTTTACCTTTTGATTTTGTAGAGTAATAACTATCATCTGGTTCAAAGTTTACAGTCCACCTGTTCCAACCAGCTAATAATGCTATTTTTTGCCATGTTTCTGTTTCAACATCTAAAGCGTCTTTAACGTTTCTAGCTTTTGAAACAACCCTATCTAAAGGTACATTAAAAAATGAAGCAGAGCTACCTACCATATCTAATACAGGATTTTCTATAGATATACCCATTTTTTCAAAAGATTTTCTTTTATACTTGTAATCTTTCAAAGCATCGTATATATCTCTAGTTTTGATACTTATTGCTGGGCCAACTGTTGCGACTTCTGCTAATATTGCAGCTATATCAAATTGTCCTTTTCCTTCCTCAACTTTTTTGTTTTCGTCATATAACTTTTTACTAACATTTTTTACCATTGAAAAAACAGCACCTTTAACACCCGTACCCCTAATTAACGTATCAACCATGTTGTTTGCCATGTAACCAAATTTTCTTTCATTTCTTTTTGTTTCTTCATCTTCATCTTGTCCTGGAAATAACATACTAAATAAACCTTGTTGTAATACAGAGAACATTATATTTTGTAAAAATGAATAATATAATATCTTACTTACCTTTTCTTTAGGGTTACCTCTACCATTTCTTAAATCTAAAGCAGCTCTTTCTATTAATCTAGTATATTGCATTGGAGTATTTTGGAAAGCTAAAAATAATCTTCCCTCTGCGCTTGTTTGCTCCATAGATAGCCTGTCTGCTCTTGCAGACTGTTGGGTTTCTTCAGTAACCTCTTGAAAATCTACAAAAGCTTTTCTTTGTGCTTCTACTTTTGAAAAACCTTTTGCTGTATATGTATTTATTCTATTTCTGTAAAAACTAGCTCCACCCGCGGCAATTGCAAAGGCATCACCAGCTTTAGTAAAAACAAAACCTTTTTGTAAAACTAAACCTAAAACACCTTTAAATCCTTTATTTCTTTTTATAGCATCCGCAATTTCCGCTTCATTGACATCAGTTCTTAAACCTCCTCTTCTTTCTTTTAAATAATCAGAATTCATTATATACTTAAAATCTGTTGCCCACTGTGTGGGATTACCTATTAAAGCTTTACCAGAATGATATATATTGTTATCTGACCAGTTTATGTAGTTAAAAGTAGATAATGTTTGTAGTGTTGCTGTTCTAGTGTTTAAAAACATTGTAGACGCAACAGAACCCCTTATCCAATTTAACATACCATTTACCATTTTAGATTGACCACTTGTTCTAGTTTTCCCACTTTCCATTCTAGTTAAAATATCTTGTAATGGATCTAAGAAATCTTGACCGTAAGTTGCTCTTATTTTATTTATGTTGTTTTCACTAAAAATAGCCTTTTTATTTTCAAGAAAAGGTCCTAAAAATTTTTTCCTTGAAAGTTGATCTATTGATCTAAGTATATCTTGTCTAATAGTATCAGTTTGCCACGAGTTTACATCTGGATCTATCCAATATGAATCTTGTCTCATTATGCTAGATAAACTACTAGCGTATTTTAACATTTTATTACCTGGATACGTTATTATTTTTGCTTTTAATTTTTGAAGAGTTGTATCGTTAATACCAGGAACTTTAGAACCGTTTTTAGTATACAAATATACTCTTAATGCTTGGTCATAGTTAAAACCAGAAACACCCGTTTCTTGCTCCATTTCTTTGTTGAAATTAGGATTATCTTTTAAAAACTGTTTATATTTTCTACTAGATAATTGTCTGGCTATGTCTAATGACATTATTGCCTTACTAAAAGGTTTTACTAAATTATCAACAAAAAATTCTAATTGTTTTTCTCCTTTTTTTCCTTTACCAAGAAAACCATAAAGAAGACCAGCTAAATCGTTTGCGCTATGTGGAATTATTCTAAACATTTTTTTCCTAGTAGCAGCTAATTGTTTTGAAGTTGCAACATCAATTATGTCATCTAAAGAATATCTTTTGTCTTTTGCCGACAACATTAAACCCATTTGTGATTCTAATTGCAATGTTTTTACTTCATCATTAAAATTAACCTGACTCAATTGCTCATTTTTATCGGTTTTGTTCTTAATAATTTTTATTGATTGTTCTTGACTAAGTTTTGGAGTTTGTTCTAATATACTTGTAGGTACTACACCTGACTTAAAATTATTAGTGCTTACAACAGGCTCTTTACCCGACATTATATCAAATAAAATTTGTTTAGTTATTTTACTACTTGAGTCATAGTTTTGTATAGAATATCTTTCGGTACCTTTTTTAAGTACAGATAAATCTAAAGAAGATAAATTATTTAAACCATCAATAGAAGAATTTTCAAAAGCCAAGCTTTGAGTAATAAACATTAGCCTTTCTTTTATTTCATTTTTGTTTTTTCCAGATTTAACAAAAGCAAGTCTATATTGATTCATTAAATTATATACACCATTTCTTGTTTCATTTGCTTTTGATGACTTAAAATCAAGTATAGCTGTTTTCTTTGTATCTTCTAATAATGTTGGATCGTTTAGTAATTTTTTTAAAGTATATAATGTGTTTATTTTTTTGTTGTTATTTTTTATGTGATCGTTTAAATCATTTATAAAACTGACATCGTTTTTAGATAAATTTTTATTTGATTTTAAATTTTTAGTAGATATGTTTTTATTTATTTCTTGATCAAAAACAGTTATTTTTTCTATTCTATCGTCTCTTATTATTTTATTGTTTTTATCTACAAGAACTTTACTTTCTGATGTATAAAGATCTAGTGTATTATTAAATAAAGAATTAAAACCATTAAAACCAGCGACTGATCTTGCTAAAAAACTTTCTCTTTTAAACAAATCAGGCATTGAGTTTAAAAATTCAAATTGATATTTTTTTAATTTTAAAAGTTTTTCATAATCCCATTTTTGCACATTGTTTTCATATTTATATAAAGATATATTTTTTACATCTTCTTTATTTAAATCAATATCATATATCTTACTTGTTTCTTCTAAAAATTCAGGGTTTTCATATAAACTTCTAGTATATTTAAAATATTCACGCTTATTAAATATCATGTTAGTTAACTCTGGAATAACAATGTCATTATCAGGTTGTTGACTAAATTGGAATTCAGATTTACCAGCGGCAATATTATTTATAACATTAGGGTTTATACCAGCTTTTAACATTTGTATTCTTAACTCAGTATTTGTTGTGAGTTTAGACAATAAAGCTAATGCACCTTTTACTCTTTGTGATTCAGGACTTCTACCATCTAATATTTCTCCTTTAACATCTGTTATTAAAGCCCCACCTTCTGAGTCCATACCAAATGCTTTTAAAACTCTTTCTTTATATTCGTTAGATAAAAAATTATTAGGAAGTTTAAACTGTGGATTACCTTGTGCACCCTTGACTCTTTTTTCCGCTGGTTCATAAAGATCTAAATTAAACTTTTCATCATTAATTAATTTAGTTGCTATTTGAACTGATTTACCTTCTGCGTTTTGATCAGTCACTTCTTTGTTTGATGTAAGCGGTGGTAAAAGTTTTATAAAATCATCTATGTGTTTATATAAAAACTTCTGTGCTTTTTTTAATTCTCCTGCTCCTAAATTTTTCTTAGGATCAGTTATTTTACCTACTTTGACACCTGCCTTTTCAGCAATATGTGGAGATGCAATTAATGGAACACTACCAAAAGTCATTTGATCTAATGTTAGCATTGGAAATAAATTTTCTACAGAATTCTTTACATCAGATTCTATACCAAAAACCTTAGAAGGTATTATTTTATTTTCAGTATTTTCATCAAAACTTTCTTTTGTGTCGAACTCTGAAAAATCTTCATTCATACCAGGTTCAGCAACAGATCCAACTTCTCCAGCTACAACGTCTAAACTTTTAGATTTAGATTGTGCATATTGTTTAAGAACTTTACTTTTTACCCATGTTTGTAATTGTCCATTTAAATAACCTGAAAATGAATCATTTTGTTCAGGATTAAATTTTATTATTAAATCTGTTAATTCTTTTTTAACATCTTCAATAAAATTACTTATAGGTTTACCAGAAACAGTTTTACCCTGTATACCACGAACAATAAGTGCATCCATTAAATTACCTTCTATAATTCTGTTATATGCATCAGCTAAATAACCATCTTCTTCATATTGTTTTTTAGAAATACTATAACCTTCTTCTTTAGTATTTGGCCCAGCTAAATCATCAATTATAGAATTTTTTTCTGCTTGAGAAAACTGTCTAGATTCACTTTCTAATTCTTTATTTAATTTTACTTTGTCTATAGCATCTAAAACTTTTTTTGAAACTTTATTTTCTTTAGCGGATTTATTAAACTCACTTAAAAAATTATAAACTTGGTCTGCGTTTTCAAAACCAATATCCATGTCATATTTTTTAAATAAACTTTTAAAAAAATCAGCTATTTTTTCTAATATTGTTTTATCTAAAGAAAGTTCGTTTTTAGCAAGGGCATCAGACATTACATTTAAATATTCTGTTTCATATTTGCCTGAATCAACACCATAACCTCTATTTTCCATTATGGCATCGAGTTCTTTTATTTGTCTAGATGTTAATCTTTCTTTAACACCTTGTACTATTTTTCCTTGTTGTTTTTTGTCACCTATTTGTGAGTTTAAAATAGGGTGGAGTATTTCGTGTGCTCCAATGTTTATTTGAAAAGTTTTACTAGCAGCATCTTTATTAAAGTATATTTTACCATTTATATATGCACCTCCTATTTGACTTGCTTCAGATTCTGTTTTTCCTATAGCATTAGCAAATTCTTTGTTTGTTTCGTAGCTTTTAGCTTTTATATTTAAAGCTTCTGCCATTTTTAATCCAAAACTAGTACTTTTATTTATTAAAGAGTTTATACCTCTGTTTTTAGCTAAAACTCCATTTATTCTTAATACACTTACGTTGTAATCTTTTTTTACCTTATCTAAATAAGTTAAATATTCTTTTTTGTTTATTTTATTATTATCTAATTTTTCTTTTAAATCTTTTAATTTAGATACTTGTCTTTCCGTTTCAACATTAATGTCATGTATTTTTTTCTGAGAACTTTCATCTAAATCTTTTATTTTGTCATTAGATATATCTATTAATCTTTTAATATTTGCTTTAGATATTTCTATATTAGCCTCAGCACTTACTCTAACATCTTCGTCTTTTGTTTCTAAACTAACTTTTTTATTATATACAATTGAGTTTATATTTCTTTGTATTTCGTTTGAATCTTTTGTAGATCTTACCGAAGATGAAGCTCTTAATGCATATCTACCTCCTCTAATTCCAGCACCTCCGAAACCTCCACGCAACATTGACTCATATGCATCTTTTTCAGTTAACATTCTATATAAAGCACCTTGTAGTGCTTCTGTTTTAGTTTTACCGTCACCTAAAAGTTTATTAAACTCTCCTAAACCATACTGAGACCACTCTGTACCAGCTTCAACACCACCAGCAAAAGCAATATCTAGTGCATATTTAGTTATTTTGTTTCTTCCTTTTTTTAATACTTTACCTAGTACTTTACCTAAACCTATATTTTCTATACCAGCCTGTCCTGCAGCAATTGAAAAAGGAATTACAGTTTCTTCTTCATTATCAGATATTAACTGTTTTAAACTTTTATTTTTTCTTTTTGCTAATCTTTCATTATATTCTATATAGTTTTCAGCAGCATATTCATATCCGTAACCTGTAAAACCAGTACCTATACCGTAACCAACTGATGCTAAAGCGTTGGCCACTGTTCCAAGAACACCAACAGCAAATTTACCTGGATCTTTCTCTGAAATCGCATCAGCTAAAGCAAAAACAGGTCTATTACTTTGTTGTTTTTCTTTAACGTCTTTTATTAAGTCTTCAACGCTATCAAATTGTAAATACCTTTCTTTAGCATTAAAAGAATCTCTTCCAGCACTTAATAATGTTTTCATGCCTTTTCTTCCATACAACTCTTCGTTCATAGCCGTCAAAGCTAATTGAACAGAAGGATCATCACCTTTCCAGAAATTATCTATTAAACCTAATCTATCTCCAGCATTTTTAAATTCGTTTAAAAGACCTTGTCCTAAAGTTAATTCTTCAGAATCTTTTTCTATTTTATTTTCTAGTTTTATTTCTTTTGGAGTTGGAAGTTTGAAATCCAAAAAACCAGCTACCAAGTTTGATTCCGTATTGGGTGTTACATTTTCCGGAACAGTCACACCCTTTTCTGTTCCTTTTGTCTTTACTAAATCTGTTTGTTCATCTTTTAATTTAGCTTGTGGATATTTAAGCAGAAAATCTTGTTTTCTGTCTGGTGAAACCTCAAAGAGTTTCCCGTCTACTATGTAAAATTCATTCATAATACTAGTTATTACTATTAAATTCTTGACTTGCGTTTTGACTTCTAATTAAAGTTATGTCAAATATTTTTTTAGTTAATTGTTCTTTTATTATATCTAGTTCTTTTCCTGTATAATTTTTACCTTCTACACTAAAAGTTCCATTAATGTTCATTTTAAGCTTGTTTAATCTATCTAAACTTGCTTTGTGATTATTTAATTGTTTGTCTAATTCAGCTACTGGTATTTTACTTAAAGCTTCTTTTTGTGCATCTTCTTTTATTTTTTGTTCTTTTAGTAAATTAACATATAAATTACTTATTTTTCTGTTTATATAACTATCGTTTTTACCAGTATATAAACCTTGTTTAAAAATAATTCTTTTAACTAAATTAATTTTTCCATCTGCTGTATTCATATCATAAACAGCATCTTCATATTCATCATCGCTAATCTCAGTACCATCTGTTATAGTTAATATACCATTTTCAATTTTATATTCTTGATCTTCAACTATTTTTAAATATTCAGAAAGTTGACTACTTGCTGGACCATCTACAATATCAAAAATATTATTTAAAGACTCGTCAACATCTTGTCTTTCTAAATCAGCTCTTGAAGGATCATCAACTTCTTCTTCTTCTTCTTTTTTATAAATAAATTTATTTCTAACAGCTGATTGATTACGTATAGTGTTTTCAATATGTTCTTTTATAGCAAGATCTTGTATTTCTAAAAAATCAAATTGCTCTTCCTTACTAATATCACCTGGTGAGTCGTTATAGTTAAATTCTTCTCCAGTTTTATCTTTTAATATTTTTTTAAAAATAGCAGCTCTAGATTGATAATCCATGTTACCAAAAATTTTATTTGCAGCACTTTCAAATCCCTTTTCCATTTCACCTTCTATTTGACTATAATCTTCTGCTCTTTGATATGCATAATCAACAATTCTAACAGCATCGTTTATGCTTTTATCATAATCACTAAATATTTCAGTATTTTTTCTTATAACAGGCATTTTATCAGGTACATCGTTTGAAGTTAAAAAATGATCTTTTTTTCCATCATTAAATTTAAATGCTAAACCATCATCTTTAGTAATAACTTCAAAACCATTTTGTTTATTTTCTAAAAAAGATCTAAAAACTGGTGTTTTGTTAAATAAATTTAAATCAACATCGGTTGGATCTAATGCAACTGCTTTATTCATGTTGTCAAGAGGTGCCATTATATTGACACCAATATCAGATAAAATTTTAGCTTGATCTTGTACACTTGAACTAGCAAAAACCCCAGAGTCTACATATTTTTTATTAATAATGTTTTTTACTTGAGAAGCAACCTGAGGATTATAAGTTTTAGCTATATCGGGATAGTTTAATTCGCTTTCAAATTTAGCTAATCTTATATCTAAATCTCTTTCTTTTCTTTCTTCTTTTTCAGCTTGTTGTTGGAAATACGAACCATATTTTTCAACACCACCTAAAAAAGCTTTTAAAAAAGCATTAGGATCTCCTATGTTTAAATTTCCAGGATTTCTATAACTCATTTTTTATTTTTTTATTTTATTATTCTGTAACACCTTTGTAAATATCAATATCATTATTCACATTCCATGTCTGTTTAACGCCGGACCCGGCATTTACTTTTTTCCATATATTCCCATACCCATACCAGCTAATGAACTAAATGCACTGCCTAATGCACTTGATTGTGCTGACCTATATTGTGCCGCCATATTAGCATATCTATCACTCATACCTTGTAATCTATCTAGGTTAGCAACTTGTCTTTGTTCTCTTACTCCAAACATAAACTGTTTTCCTGCTACATCTGCTGATTGTAATCTCATTGCTTCTCTCATTCTCATTTGTTGAGCAGCTTGTTCGCCTCTTGCTCTTTGCATACTAATAGCTGTTTCTTGTTGTTGTATATTTCCAGATATTTGTAATTTAGATTTATTAGCTTGTTGTGCTAAAGCAGTAGCCATACCTGCACCACCTCCTGATTCTCTTAAACCTTCTAGTGTAGTTGCTAAAGACATATCAGTTTCTTCAGCCGCTAATTCAGCAGATCTAGTAGCAACTTGCATATCACGAGCCGGATTTGTAATCATAGAACTTAAATCAGTTATACCCTTATAAGGATTAATAATTTCCTGTCTATTTTCTTCAGCTTTTCTTAATTCGCCTCTATAATAATTAGCCTGACTTTCAGCTCTTCTAGCTCTTCTTCCTGAGCCAAAACTACTAAAAATACTACCTAATGCTCCGACACCTGCCATCGCTAAACCTATACCTCCTGCCATAATTTTTATTTTTTATATTAATACATTGTTAAATACCGTATTGGTACTAAATAACTCTTGTTTTTTATTATTAGAAGTTGTAGAAAAAGTAGCTTTTATAAAATTACCTTTTATACCTGTTACATCTAAATTATTATCTACATCATATATTTCTCCAGATGCTATTGGTGAACTGTTTTGTAATTCAGCATAGTATCTATTATTTCTTTTATTAAATATAGATGCACCTATATAACCTATTACAGTAGAAGTTTCAGAATTAGCAACATTATTGGCTTTGTCTAAAAATTCTTCTGTTCCTGACAATATTCTATCGTCTGTATTAGTTTTAATGTCATTTAATTCCCACAAAGAAGTTCCTTCATAAGATATACTATAAAATACATTTTCTTGTACAGCGTTAGAATTGACAACAAAAGTTACAGTTGAAGGTACTACGCTAGCACCATAATATCTACCATAATCAATATTTGATCTGTCATAATGATTCCATACATCACTACCATTAAATGTATAAAATTTATTACTTAAACTAAAGCCTTGTAAAGGTTTATAATCATGTCGACTTGTCCAACCATTTATAGCATCACTAAAACTTACTGTTTCGTAACTTCCATTACTTTTTTGTAATGAAACTATAAAACTCTTGTGGTAGTTGTCAAACATACCTACTACTTTAGAACTATCTTTTAGATTATCTCTAAAAAAACTTCTCATACCATACTCTGATATTGGAGTTAATCCATCTCCACCACCTTGACCAGACGATAATCTTAATATTAACCCTCTGTTTTTATCTGCAAAATATTTTCTATTTCCAAATGAAGCAAAGCTTTCTGGATTTTTAGATATACCATATTTTCCTACAAAAGGTATTATTTGACCTATAACAAGTTTAGAAGAAGTAACTGTTCCACCACCTTCAGCTGAAAATATCGCATCTTTATTTATTAAAGCTCTACTAACTTTATCTTCTTGTAATATTATTAAATTTGTTTCTTCTGCAAAAAGTTTTTGTATACTTCCGTTTGCAGAATTTACTGACTTTGTTATTGCTTCTGCTGGTGAAAATTGATTTGTATTGTTTATACCTGTTCTAGAGTTAAAAACTCCAGAATATATTAAAGCATTTTTTCTTCTTTCCTCAGTAAAATCTTCATCTATAATATACGCTCTAACACCTATATCTACTTGAACAGCGTTAAAATCTCCTTTTATTCTACTTTCTTCAATATGCCAATTATCATTAGCATCACTACTTTTTATGTAAAAGGAATTAAAAAAACTTACATCTATTGTTGTTGCCATATTAAGAATATTGCGTTGTTGTTATATTATTTCTTTTTATAAGCACCCTGTGAACAGGCTCCATTACAGCACCTATTTGTTCATACCCTACTACTAATTCATAGTCTGTTGTTACCGCACTACCCGTTATATAACTTGTCACTGTTACTATAAAGTTACTATTACTAGCACCTACATAACCAGAATCAGTTGGGTCTGTGTTTTGGTGAGGGGCAGGTCTTATCCAAAAGGCTTCAGTAGAATCATTCCATGTATAATTTGATACATCTAATATTACTGTTCCATCTACACTTACTGTTGCAAATTTGTGAGATGCAGGAACAGGACTGTTAGTTGTTTCATCATAAGCATTGTGATTTGAAAGAACATCTTCGTAATCACCTCCGCAAGTTCCGTTAACTTCATAATATCCATAATTAGTAGGTATAAAATATTCTTCATACTTATCACCCGGATCATAACCATCACCTTGTCCACCTTGACCATAACATCTGGCATAGTAATTAAAGCCAGTACCTGTTTTTTCTGTTACGCTAATAATATCACCAAACTCTAACGAAAGAGGTACGGTCAATGTATCTGTATCCGTAGGCCCAGCAATACCAGTTACTTTTAAATCAAAACTAAGGCCAGATGCAGAAGCACCTATAGCTGTTCCTAATGATATTGCACCTTGTGGCGAAACACTAACATTAGAATATCCACCAGCGTGGCTATAGATTAATCTATTTGTCCACCTGTTTGAGTTTGAACTACCATTTTTACCAGATATTTCACCACTACTATTTACTGTAGCAATAACACCAGTTTCATCAGCCGAATATCCTATTCTATCAGCATCTGGTATAAAAGCAAGTACTGGAGCTGCATTTGTTACAAATATTTGTTTAGTGAAATTTTTAGCCCCATTAGATGTTGTTGTTCTAAATGTTATTGTGTATTTGTTAGAAGGTGAAGGTCTAAATTCTTGTCCATTTACAAGTTTTAATTTTATTACATCTGTATTTCCAATTTGTTCTGCACTAAAATCATTATCATAGTCCATGTCTATATTGTCTTCTACTCTTACAACTGAATCAACCTCAATATTTAAATTATTAGAGCTTTCTGTTAATTGCGTACCATTAGCATCAAAAACTTTTATAATCATTATATATGAATTACCAGCTGTACTTTCAACAAACTCATCTAAATCTGCATCATCATTAAGATTTCTTAAAACTAAACTAGCTGCACTAGAAGATCCTCCACCAGAAAGTATTTTAGAATTTAAATCTGATATTAACCCGCATGTAGATGTTTCATAAAATATATCTAATTTTGATTTAAATGGTTTTGTTTCAAAAACAGCTAAAGAAGGTACATTAGAACTTGATCCACCTTGAGTTTGTTGCCCATAATTACCTTTAATTTGCGCAAACAAATATTGTTTGTCTTTATCATAAAACTCTACTTTATCAGCATCTTCAATACCAAAATCATCAAGTTTACCTATTGATATAATATTATGTGTAGACGTTTGAATCCCAGTATCTCCATTCTCTAGTATACCATCTAAAATAACACTACTTGTAGACAAGTTTATATTACTTCCTTCTGTTACTTCATCTCTAGGTATTTTATTTATATTGTCACCATATATAGGAAAATAACTCATATTATCACCAGTACCTCCTGTGTTATAAAAAACAACCCCTGGTGTATATACGTTATAATAATCTTGTTCAGTTTGTTTTACCACTATTCTATAAGAATACCAACCTAAAGGGTTAGTATCAGGTTGCCATAAAAAAGAACTGTCAACACCTTCGTTGAATATAACTTTTAAAGAATCTCCATTTAAACTTATTTGCGATCTCTTGTGTTGTATTGATGAACTGTGTTGATTAGAAAGTATTACAGGTGATTGTCTTCCATATCTATCTGAAAAAACAACACCAACAACATATGTTCTATCTTGTTTTAATGTGTGTCTTTTATATTCTTCATAAAGAAATTCATCTTCTTCATTTTTAGAACCAGTACTTAATTCAAAGTTTAATCCAGAAGGAGGTAATTCTTTACCTGTAACAAAATTACCATATACAAGTCTATTACCTGTTATTTCCTGAGCTAGTGCTTTTACTGGAACACGATCATAAACTCTTAAAGTTTGTGATTCAGGTAACATTTTATAAGGCTCTTCTGATCTATATATATAATATAATTCTTTTCTTCTATCGTTAGTAGAACCACTAACTGTGTTATTGATATATTTTTTTATTTTACTTCCAGAAACAACACCATTTGTTATTGTAGAAGGATCTTTTCTTAACGTAGATATATTTTTTATATCTATAGTATCTAAAACCTTTACTGCTAAACTATCTGATTCTTTAAATAATATTTCTATTTCTTTTATTAATAAGTCACTATAAGGATCTAAAGTAGGTAACATTATTTCTAACTCT